TTATTTCGGCACTTTCGGGTACACATCGATTGTGAATTCAGAGTTTTTCTGGTTTTTCTTGTTCCGTTTCGTCTTAGTCAGAACAATCCTGTCAATCAGCTGTCTCAAGGCGCTGTTCTTTTCCGAGACAGTCAGAGAGTCCCACTCACTCAATAAATTCTTGCACTTCGGCACAAAATTTTTCCGGTTTGCCTGTCTTGCGATTGTGGTATGCAAATCTTCACGGGCAGCAGTGATGTTATTCATGCAGTCTCTGATCCGCTGCTCCAGTGCATTCGAACGCTCAATAAAAATTTCTTTTGTGTAAATTCCCTGCTCTAAAAAATCGAATAAGGATTCCCTCTGTTTTAAAAGCGTCTGATGTTCAGTCTCAAAATTTGTGACGATCAATTCTTTTGCGGCAATAGCAGCAGTATCTTCCTCATGAGTGTCAGCAAATTCATATTTGGCTATGTAGTCTTTCAGCCACCCCAGAAGAGCTTCTTCCAGTTCATCAATCCGGATCCCGACTGTGGAGCACTCTGTATACTGACAGATCAGCATATCATAGGGCGTTTTCGTTTGCGCTTTCTTACGGACCATAAGCCGATCGCATTGTGAGCATCTGACCAGACCTGCAAATAGATTTTGTATCGGTCTGTCGTTTCTGACTGGAGCAGAAAAACATCCTTTTGGTTGGTTCGCGCGTTTAAATAAGTCTGGGCTGATCCGTGGCGCCCATGCCGCATCTGAGAGGATGTAATCTGTGGCTTTTGGACGGGACTTTACTACGCGCCCATCTTTTACAGCTCTGACAGTCTTACGATGCCCCCAGCGGACTTTACCGATGTTTGCCGGATTCGAGATAATCCCTTTTAAAGTGGAGGGAGTAAAAGGTTTTCCGCTCCTTGCAAGGATTCCCATATTGGACATATAGGTACAGGCTTTTTGGTATCCGTACTGCTTATTTCCGCACAGATCGTACATCAGATCAAGGACGGGTGCTTCGGTCTGATGCGGGGCGAGAGAGTAGTGTTTTCCATCCGGCGCAATGACGCGCTCCCATCCATAAGGGGCAACATTGCCAACGTAATATCCGTCAGAACTGGAACGTTCCCTGCCACGCTGCATTCGGCGCTTGATTGTGGCGTACTCCCGGCGGCTCATAAATAAACTGAACTCAAAGTACTCATTATCATACTCATTTGCAGGATCGTAGGTTTTATTCGGTGTTACAATCCGGGTGTTGGAATAAAAAAATGCACGCTGCACACGCCCCTGATCGATCGTATCACCTCTGGCCAGACGATCTACGTCCATTACGAGGGCACCATCCCACATACAGGCTTCCACCTCGGATAGTACTTGCGTCATGACTGGACGGGCATCGATACTGTCTCCAGACACAACTTCCCTGTAAATCGCACCGATCGGAAGAGAGAGCGTCTTTGCCAACTCTAACAGGGTAGTAATGTGGCGTTCCAGAACATCAATCCCTAGCGCTTCCAGTTCGGCGTCTTTTCTTGACTTTCGTGCGTAGATAAAATAAGACATTGTATCACACTCCTATGTAATTGTATTTAAATTTGGGTACAAAAATAACAGCCAGCGCAAAACAAATGTTCCGCTTGCGTAGCTGTCCCGAAGATGATACAATATTCTTGGCTTCAGATTGCATATCTTCGGATATGTATTACCGTCTCGGTGTTGGTAGCACCGGGGCGGTTTTTGATTTATTATTCATCATCACTATCATCCTCAATCTCGAAATCAGAAGTGTATAGAGAATCACTTGATTGAGATTGACGGAATTCTTCTGCTATCATGGTTTTATTAAATTCTGCTGTGGGTTCGATTTCTGTTACTAAGTTCTCTAATTCATCAATAGTCGTGTAGAAGAATTCTTTTCTCATATTAACTTTATTTACACGTTTTTCATTTAAAATATTATGTAACTTGCTTTCAAGTCCAACTGCATCATTTGAGAAGATAAAGCTATGCACATCAAACTTAAATGGTACAGAAGCGTCCCCGAGTTCATTCACCCTATCTTGTGGATTTAACCTTCTTGTCATACCTATCTTAAATACATTACTGCCAAAAGAACCAAGGTTGCTAATGATATACACGTTCCCAGCTTTTCCGTTTGCAAGGTTTGAAATTTCTTCTTTTTTAACTACAACTTCGGAGAGCTGTGCTTGAAGTTCTATTATACGTGCATTTAATTTATCCAGTTCCTCCATTTTTGCATTGGACAGCTGCTCTCTAAGTTTTTCAATTTCTGCCTGATATTTGGTTTCTTCTTTTTCTATTTTTTTACGTTCCGATTCAAGCGCTTTTCGTTCTTCAGCTTCTTGACGCATTTGTTCCCTAAGGGCTAATTGTTCTTGCCGTGCCTGTTCTTTTTTCACGTAATAATTGTATTCAATTTTTACGGCGTTAATAAATAGATACTCTATTTCGCCGATGAATTTAGTGAGGGTTCCGGCTATACTTTGGTTCCCGTCACCGGCAATCTTTAGATATTTCTGAGTGACAGTTTTAACATCATCTATAGACCTATCCAATTTCTCAAATTTTAAATTGTATAAAATATTTTGCAATTCTGCTCTTAATGCTATTACCATGAGCTTGTAAATAGCCTGATTCGCCTTTGTCGTATAGCGAGCAGCATATTTTTCTAAAACGGAGTTAATTTGTTTATCGTTCAGTCTATAAGCTTTGCGTAAATCCTTAACATCCATACAGTGCAATTTTAGAATAACAGATGGGCTTATCTCTTCTAATTCTTCTAAGTCATAATTTTGTAGTTTTATATCATTCTGCTCAGGAGAATAGTTAAAAAAGTTCTCAAAAGTATAGTTTATGGCCTTCACCAACTCTTTAGAACGATTAAGTTTATTTGTTTGAGTTTTTATATTCTTGAGTATTTTAGCTTCATCTGTACGCAACTCAGTTAAATGCTCTAAAACTTCTTGACTTTTATCGGTTCTTTCGGCAATCAGCCTGTCTAAATCGGCTTGCTTTTGAATATATTCGTCCTCAAGTTGTTTTCCTCTTGTTTCATAACTACTTCTCAGCGAATCCGTTTTCTCCTTGATTTCATAGTATTCATAAGCACCCATTTCTTGTAGTTTACTCTGCGCTTCTGATAATTCAGATTGTATTTGCTGTTTTTCTTGTTGCAAATGCACTATTTCATCTTTAAACCTTTTAATTCTAAAAATATCAGTAAATCCCATTTTTCCTCTTTTCTCCTGTACCTTTACACCACTTTACTCTATATAAACGCTGTAGCGATTATATCATTTCCATAACTGCTAAATTAGGAATAAAATAAATAACATAATTATCTACAGTAATATACTCACCGTATTTTCCTTTGTAGCAGTCAATAGCTTCTTGCAAATATTCTTCTGTGACATGCAGATGTTCTGCAACTTCATATCTATTCTGGCAACCAGCATTAAAAGCTGATATGATACCTCGCAATCCGATCATACGGTTATATCCGTGCAATCTTCCTTTTTGTTCTTGCTTCATATTTTCAATATTTTGCAAATCGAAGATATCACCAACAGCAGTATGGTGATGTCCGATTTCTTCAGCTAAGACGCAAGCCTTTTCTGCGGATGTTTTCAACCTATTGGATATCGCAATTCTATTTCTGTATATTAAACCATCACTGCCGGAAAGAGTCTTTTCGCGGACAATAAGTCCGCTACTATTTGCCTCTTCCAATAGTTCTTCATAAACTGTCATTGTATCACTCCCATTCAGAGTCATCCATCATGATGTCTTTATCGTGTTTTCTCATTTCATCTGTTACTTTAATGTCAGTTCGTTCATGAGCTGCTAATACTTCTAAATGATTGTCGGATTGCTCAGGACATATGCTATATACTTTTGCCTCTTTTATCTCAGAAGTAGATATTGAATTTTCATATTCTTTACTCAAGACAAAATCAACAATTTCTTTTCCATGCTGATTTAATTTGCGATAGTACTCTATTAAAGTCCATTCTTCATCGGTCGGAATAGAATAATCAGCTTCAACAAAAGAAAACATTTCAAGTATATTTTTACATTTATAAATTTGACATAATGCCATAAATACATCAGCGTTTGGCATTCGTATACCATTTTCATATCCAGACAATGTTTTGTCAGAAATAGAGTATCCCATATCTTTCAATATTGTAGAAACATCTTTAGCGGTTAATGATCTACTTTTTCTTAATTCTTTTAATGTTTCGCCTAAACTTTGCTTCATTTGTATTAACCTCCGTTTTCTTTAATATACATCATAATTTCTTTATGGTCAACAATAATCTTCGTAATGAAGAAAAATGTTTTAAAAATCCTATTGACAAAATTCAAAATGAAGAGTATAGTACAATCAAGCTCTTCAAAACGAAGGAAATGAGGTGATAAAATATGATCATATCGAAGAGAATTGGAAAATATATGAAAGAAAAGGGATTTAATCTTTCAGAGGTAGCAAGAAAGACAGGATTAAATTATCAATCTCTTTATACAAGTCTTTACGATGAAGAAAGAGAAAGGGATTTAAGAACAGAAGAGTTGATTCCATTATGTATTTTTCTTGGAGTGAACCCGATGGATTTTGCAGAAGGAAAAGATAAATAAAACAAAAGAACTGATGGAAGCGCATTTTCCACCAGTCTCTCGCTAAATTTGTTTACCCTATGTATTTTGCAGACTTCACGTTTAAGTGCCCAATCCGTATTCAGAAATTGAAGCCGAATCATTCACATGCACGTTACATCACATTCGAATGCGCCAAATGATTCTATGGAATACTCTGCCACTTATGCAGTTTTAGTTCTGCTCTTCAAGTTAAAAAGATTAGTATTGCCCATTAGTTGGCTGAATATAGGATTTTCATTCTGAAATGCCGGTTATTTATATGAGGTTACGGATCCTCCATTTCTGAATTTAAAGGGAATGAAAATGCTTCTCGTACTTTGATATCGCAGGCTACTCTGCACGGCGACCTATATATGGGAACAGGGCAACTTCAAAAATTTAGTCAAAAAGACCAACTCCTTTCATTGCCCATTTTTGGGTTTATGAAAAATATTTTACCATAATACAGAAAAATTTACAAATTAAAAATAATTACATTGGGCGTACATAATGAACGATTCAGTAGAAAGGAGAAACAATGACAGAACTCGTATATTTAAAAAATGACGAAGCAGTGTGTGACAGCCTACAGGTGGCTGAGAAATTTGGAAAGAGACACGACAAGCTGATTCATGAAATCGAGAGAATGTATGGAGATATTGAGGAATTGGGGTCTGCCCAAAATGGTGGACACCCCCTGTTCAGAAAAACGTATTACATACACCCTCAAAATGGACAGAAATATCCTAAATACATTATGAACCGAGATGGTTTTTCTCTCTTAGTAATGGGTTTCACTGGTAAGAAAGCTCTTGAATGGAAATTGCAGTACATCAAAGCATTTAATCAGATGGAAGCGTTCATCAAAGAAAAGACAACTCAGACATGGGTAGAAACAAGAAAAGCCGGAAAACTGACCAGAAGAGCAGAGACGGACACCATTCAGAAGTTAGTGGAATACGCAAAAGGGCAGGGGAGCACACACGCAGAGATGCTTTACATGACCTATTCAAAACTGGCAAATAAGATGGCTGGAGTTGGAAAACGTGATGAAGCAACAGTGATGCAGTTGAATAATCTTTCGCTGATGGAAAACATCATTCTCCATGTGATCGATACTGGAATATTAACTGGAAAGCATTACAAGGAGATTTACCAGGATTGTAAGAAGAGATTGGAAACCGTGAAAGATCTTGCATATCTGGAATCTGTGGCGTAGCCGATTACTTCGGTGTATCAGTGGATTATTTTCTTGAGTAGGAGGTGAGGTGATAAAAATGGGAGCTACAAAGAATTTAGCAAGGTATGTGCAAGAGAACTCAGTCAATCTTTCAGCAATGTCAAGAGAAACTGGCATTCCGTACATGGCGTTGTATGACAGCCTTGCAAATAAAAAAAGAAATAGGGATTTGCGTGTTGATGAATTTTTGAGATTGTGTGACCACTTAGATGCTGACCCAATGCAATTTTATGCATTTGCACCAAATGAAGAGGAGGTGTGAAGACCATGATATTATTTGTAGCATTAGTGGCAATGTCACTATCATTGATAGGATGTGTGATTAAAACAAAAAAACCTGACAGCACATTTGGAAATTGTATTATGCGGTCAGGTCAGTTACTTGGACTAATTATTTTACTTTATATAGTTCTGATTTCATAGCATCGACACATGAGAAAAATTGTTCATGTAAAAGTTCAAATTCTTCATGTGAATCCCAATGTCCTTTTTCGATATTCTTAGAAAATACTTTCAAGAGTTCTCGCGTTTTTGGAGTGGAATAGGTCATTGCTTGATATGTAGCGGAAAGAATTTTCCGGATAGGCTCTTCGCCTTCCATAACAGTAGCGTGATATAGGACAGAAAAAGATTCTGCGAAATCATTATATGCCTTGCGTTTGGCGTTTTGAAAAACATCAAGTTTTTTCAACTTAATGTCTGCGTATCGGTTTATAAAAGTAGTAGTTGTTGGTGCGATAATTGCTGATATCGCAGCAATTAAAGCTGCATTTACAGTAAAAGAGTTGTCCATTATTAAAAGCCTTTCATCTAATTTATGAAAGAATTTTATCATAATGTGAAAAATATTTCAATTATCAAAAGGAGAGAAGCAGTGAACAATTTAACAGTAATTGAAAACGAACTTGTCCCAGTATACGAGACAAGCACAGGAGAAAAAGTAGTATACGGTTCAGAACTGCATGAAGTTCTGGGAGTGAGGACGCCTTATAAAGACTGGTCTACACGCAGATTAAACGATATTGACGCTGTAGAAAACGAAGATTTTGAAGCCGCTCAAATTTGCGCACCTTCCGGTCAGACTAAAAAAGACCACATCATCAAGTTAGACACTGCCAAAGAAATGGCAATGCTTGAGCGGAATGAAAAAGGAAAGCAAGTACGCAGATATTTCATTCGGGTAGAAAAGAAATACAAAGCGGCATCTCTTGCCACACAAGAGCTCTCACCGCAGTTGCAGGTCATGATTAACTTGGAAATTGAGCAGAAGCGTCAGGCAGAGAAGCTTGAGCACGTGGAAGAACGGATTGAAAGCATCCGTGAGGTTGTTGCAATCGATACAACATCATGGAGAGAAGATACCGGAAGAATCTTGAGAAAAATTGGTATGGAGTGCGGAGACAGCAAGTCTTATCAAGATGTAAGGGCAGAATCCTATCAGTTGTTAGAAAAACGTATGGGAGTGAATGTAAAGCAGAGACTCACAAACAAACGTAGAAGAATGGCAGATGAGGGTGTTTGCAAATCAAGAAGAGACAAATTGAATTATCTTGATGTGATTGCTGATGATAAGAAACTGATTGAGGGATATACGGCTATCGTAAAAGAGTTGGCTATTAAATACGGAGTGGCGTAGCAGGGAGGATTGACATGGAAATTGTAATAGCAAGCACCATCTGCTCGATCATAACATCAATCGTTACAAGTCTCGTGGTGACACGGGAGTCTATGAGCATTATCCAAAAAGCTGTTGATCATTTACTTGATGCCAACATGGACTTTGTCACCTCGGTGACAAACATGATAATTGATAGATTTGGAACGAATCACAAATAAGAGTGGATGGACAACATACCTTGGACAATCCAACCTGCATACATAGTAGAGAGGTGATGATTTTGATCGTAGAAACAGTAAAAGTAAAAAATGCAACAATCCGAGTACATGATGATTGTTATGTGGATCGCACAGAAGAGGAAGTCAAAAAACTTATAGATGGATGTTGCCGGATTATTCAGGGAGCATTGATACGAAAAGAGAAAACCGCTTAGGCGGTAGAAGGGAGGACAAGCATGGTAATTAAAGGTACATACCACTGCCAGACTACTCAACACACCAACACATTAAATAGCTGGGATATCCGGTCAGTCTCCGTAGAGCTGCCGGAAGTGCAAGACAAGCCCTACTGGCATAAGGTTACAGCATCTGTGATCGGGTTTGTGCTGGCGTTGATCGGATGGTGGCTAGTGTTTGGGTATTAA